AAAGCATAATGAAATTAATTGATAGTCATATTCATCCAAATATTACTAAACTTGAACTACTGAATACAATTAAAAAATATAAACGATAATGAATGTCTTTATCAAAAGAACAAATATTATTAGAATATGCTAAATGCGTAAAAGATACACCATACGCATTAAAAACTTATCTACAAACATACGATAATACACAATCTAAATACGTACCATTAGAACTGTTTAATGATCAAGTTACGTTGGTTAACGATTATGATGTTTCAGAAGAAAACATAGCATTAAAATATAGACAAGCTGGAGTATCTACCGTTACATCAGCGTGGGCATCAAAAAGATTGGTTTTTGCTCGTAAAGAAAAACCTGAAAAAATTCTTATCATTGCAAATAAAATGGACACTGCCGTTGAAATGGCGAATAAAGTTCGTTCATTCGTTGAGCAATGGCCTAAGTGGTTAGGTGTAACATTTTCTGCAGAGAAAAACTCACAGAGACACTTTAAACTAACTAATGGGTGCGAAGTAAAGGCAGTTGCAACATCAAAGGATGCGTTAAGGGGATATACACCAACAATATTAATTTTTGATGAAGCAGCATATATTAATGCGGACGAAGACTTTTGGTCTGCTTGTATGGCATCCCTTTCAACAGGAGGTAAAGTAATTGTTATTTCAACACCAAACGGTTTTGATCCAATATACTATTCAATTTATAGTCAGGCAGTTAAAGGTATGAATGACTTTAAAATAACAGAAATGTATTGGTTTAGGGATCCAAGGTATTCTAAAGATTTAAAATTAATAAAATGTAATGATATTGTTCATTATATGCTTAATAGAGGTGATTATAATGATAATGAAATAACTATTGACTACTCTAATATAAAAGTAAGTGATAGAGATTTTGAAGATATTAAGAAAAAAATAGAAAATGAAGGGTATAAAGCCTACAGTTCTTGGTTTGAGGCAATGGCTAAAAAGTTAAAGTTTGATAAAAGAAAAATATCACAAGAGCTTGAATGTAATTTTTTAGGTTCGGGAGACAATGTAGTTCCTGCCGAAACCATGAAAAAAATTAAAGAAAATTATATTAGAGAACCTGAAAATAAATTTATGGGAGGGGCTCTTTGGCAGTGGAAAGAACCTATTGAAGGTCATCGTTACATAATGGGTGTTGATGTTTCTCGTGGGGATAGTGAGGATTTTAGTACAATTATAGTTATTGATTTTGATCAAAGAGAACAAGTATTAGAATACGTAGGTAAGGTTCCACCTGACGTATTGGCAGAAATCGCATATAAATGGGGGACAATGTATAACTCATTTATCGTAATTGATATTACAGGTGGGATGGGTGTTTCTACATCAAGAAAATTACAAGAACTGGGTTATAAAAATTTATATGTCGATGGGGTAAACCCTGCAGATAAATGGAAGTGGGATCCAAAAGCTCAAGATAAAATACCGGGGATTAATTTTAATTCAAAAAGAGTATTAATAGTACAAGCGTTTGAGGAAGCACTTAGATTTGATTTTGCCCTAAGATCACAAAGATTATTTAACGAATTAAATACTTTTGTTTATATAAATGGAAGACCTGATCATCAAAAAGGACAACATGACGATTTAATAATGTCATTGGCTATGGCTATTTATGTTGGTGAGACTTCATTCGCACAATTAGAAAAATCGACTCAACAAGCAAAGGCGATGATAGATTCTTGGACAACAGAAACTAACACATTTAAAGAATCCTCTCAGAATTTTAATCCTGGATTACCTGTCGATCCAAATAATAATTTTGGGTACGGTAGGAATCAAGCAACTAAAAGTGATTATGAAAACTATTTATGGTTATTCGGTGGTAAAAGGGTTTAATTTAAATTAAACGATACTACTTTTTAAAAAATATGTAATATGGCACAAGAAAAATATACTGTTTGGCAAAGATTAAGCAAGGCATTTGGTCCCAATTCAACTATGGATCAACAATCCCCAGTATTTAAATTTGACAAAAAAGAATTATTAAAAACAACAGATAAGAGTGAGTTTGAAAAAGAGAAACTGCAAGCTCAACAAACAATGTACATTGGCAAACAATGGCAAAAGGTTGAAAGTAACTTATATCAACAAGCGGTATATTATGAACCAACAAGAATGGCTTCGTATTATGATTACGAGTCTATGGAATATACACCAGAAATTTCTGCAGCGTTAGATATATACGCTGAAGAATCTACCACACCTGATCAAGACGGACACATATTAAAAGTTTATTCAGAATCAAAAAGAATAAAATCAGTACTAACTGATTTATTTATTAATAAATTAGATATTAATACAAACCTACCTATGTGGACTAGAAACACATGTAAGTTTGGTGATAACTTTATTTACTTAAAATTAGATCCTGAAAAAGGTATCGTTGGTTGTCAACAATTACCAAACATTCAAATAGAAAGATTAGAAAAAGGTATGAGATTTCAACCTGACAAATATTCTCAAGAAATGGAAAACGACGCATTAAAGTTTGTTTGGAAAGAAAAAAACATGGAATTTAATACTTGGGAAATAGGACATTTTAGAATATTAGGGGATGATAGAAAATTACCTTATGGTACATCTATGTTAGAAAAGGCTCGTAGAATTTGGAAACAGTTGTTGTTATCTGAAGATGCTATGTTAATTTATCGTGTATCTAGAGCACCTGAAAGAAGGGTGTTTAAAGTTTTTGTTGGTAACATGGATGACAAAGACGTTGACGCATACGTACAAAGAGTTGCAAGCAAATTTAAAAGAGATCAGATTGCTGACCCTAAAACAGGAAATGTAGACATGAGGTATAACCAATTAGCCGTTGATCAAGATTTCTTTATACCTGTAAGAGATGCAGGAGCAACAAACCCAATAGAAACATTACCTGGTGGTACTAACTTAGCGGAAATTGCAGACATTGAATACATTCAAAAAAAGTTGGTTACTGCACTTAGAATACCTAAAGCATATTTAGGGTTTGAAGAAGCCGTTGGTGACGGTAAAAACCTATCCTTACTTGATATTAGGTTTGCAAGAACAATTAATAGAATTCAAAAATCAATGATTGCGGAACTAAATAAAATCGCTATCATACATTTATTTTTATTAGGGTTTGAGGATGAATTAACAAATTTCACTTTAAGTTTACATAACCCTTCTAAACAAGCGGATTTACTTTCAATAGAATTATGGAAAGAAAAAATTACTTTATTCAAAGATGCTGTCGCACCTATTCAAGATTCGGTGGCACCTGTTTCAGCTTCTTGGGCTAAAAAACATATTTTAGGGTTCTCAGATGAAGAAATTAGACTTGATTTACAACAACAAAGAATTGAAAGAGCTGTTTCTGCAGAACTTGGTAAAACTGCTGAGGTAATAACTAAAACGGGTGTATTTGACAACATTGATAACCTGTATGGTAAAAAAGAAGGTGAGAAGGCGGGGGCTGCTGGCGGAGACACAGGTTCAGATTCTGATAGTTCTGCACCACCATCAGGAGGAGACACAAGTACTCCACCACCATCAGGAGGGGCTGAACCCCCAACAACCGAAAGATTGGTTAGAAGTGACTTAGATTTGTTACTGGAAGAAAATCTATTTAGCGGTAAAAATTATATGGATTTATCAAAAGGAAGAAATTCTTTAATTGAAATAGACGATAGATTGAAAAATTTAATAGACAAGTAATATTTATAATAAAAAATGATTATGAATACATTTGGTAATATTAAAACAAATATAGAAAGAACCGCTTCTGAATTGGCTAAAAAACCAGAATTTAAAAGATTTATTTTTGAATTTAATGGTTTGGTTCTAAAAAATAAAGATATAAGTGAGTTATATAGTATATATGACGATTTATCGTCTAATAAAGGAATTGCTCCTGATATTGTTAATGATTATGTTAATGAATCTATAGAATACTCTCAGATTCTTTTAGAAAGCCAAAGAAAAAATATTGTTCATTTAAATAATTGGATTTCTTCTTGGACTAAATCAAATAAAAATGATTATTCCGATATAGATAATGCGGTTTATAATAACAGTATAAGAAATTTAGAATCAGTTTTAGAATCTAAAAATAACATAAAGAAAACTTTAATAAGTGAAGAAAAAATTACCGTTAAAGAAAATATAAATCTACCTATAAGTTCGATGGTTAGTATTGCTAACAAGACTTTATCAAAACAAATTTCAAATTTATCAGAAGGTGATAAAAAAGAATTAGAATCAATATTAACAATGGATTACGATACTATGAAAAAAGATTTTAATTCATTAAAAGAAGATGTTGTAAAAAAATTAAAAATTACTTTAAATGAATCTTCAGAATCAAGTGTTGGGGATTCAATTAACAAGACAATAGAAAAAATAATGGATGCAAAATGCAACTATTATGACTATTATAAACTTAAAAAATTAAATTTGGGACTATGAAAAAATTTTTTAATGGTTTAGGTGGGTTGTTCAAGGATAGTAGTGGAAATGCGTCTTCAAAAAGATTCATAGGAATACTTTGTGGTGTTTCTCTTTGTATTACTTTGTATGTGAATAGTTATTCTCACGGTGATATCAAACCTTCAGATACGCTTGTTAATGCGGTTGCAATGCTAGCGTTTGGGTGTTTAGGGTTAACCTCCACAGAAAAGATTTTTGGAAAAAAATCAGAAGAAAAAAAAGAAGACAATAATCAAGAAAACATTTGATTTTTTTGTTTGTGTTTTGCTTTTTGAATTTGAGCCCTTCGTATAACGGAGGGTTTTTTATATTCCTTCCTTTCTTGTAATTGTTGTATTTGTTTTGTTTTATAAATTTTAAACTTATAATTCTTTAATGCTTGCTCAATAGACTTTTCATTTTTAACCGGTATTATAATCATATTTTTTTCCTTTTATGTTATAAATATAAGTAATTTTTTTAAATTTTGACAAGACAAAAAAGTTTTATTATATTTTTTTAAACAATAAACGTGCAACACATGAAAAATGAAAAAAGGAAAAACATCAAAATTAAACTTATTTGATGAAGCAAAGTGTCACTATGGGACAGTAGATTCTAAAAATTTTAAATCAATTTATATTGTATTACAAACATGGATAGAACCAATAGTAGAACACAGTAATTGGAACAAAATAACGGGAGAATTAAAAAGACAAATATTACATACATTATTAGAAGTGGCGGATCCGACAACATTTGAAAAAAAATATATAGTCGATTTAGATTTAAGAACAAGTGGAATACAAAAAAATAAAAAAAGTTTTTTAAATCTTGAAATAACTTTATTTGTTAATAATCAAAATCTTAATTTTAAATCTTTAATTTTAAGAGGAAAAATAAAAAAAATCTTAGAGTCAGTGTACATTGATGACTTAAAAAACTCAAAGTATTTTATATTAAGTAAAACGAAATTGAAAGAAACTGTAAGTATATAATATTTATCATTAAAAACAATTATGAAAATATTAGGACCTAAAGATACAGGAAAGGGTATATTAGTTGAGTGGGATGCTGGAGTTATTAACCCAAATGACTTTAGAAATAGTCAGGTTATTAAAGAATCCTACGGGCAATTAGATCATTCTAAACCATTTGTATTTTATGCAACACTACAAAAATACGGAGTACCAAATAGAAACGGAAGAATCTATCCTGAAAAAATATTAAAAAGAGAGGCTGAAAAATATAAAGATATGATTAATAGAGGTATGTCAATTTCAGAATTGAATCACCCTGAGTCCTCATTAATTGATTTAGATAGAGTTGCACATATTATTACGGATATTTGGTGGGAAGATAACGTTCTTATGGGTAAAATAAAATTACTAACCACACCAGGATTTCATGAAAGGGGTATTGTATCATCTAAGGGTGATGTTGCCGCTAACATGATGAGACAAGGGGTTACTATGGGAGTATCTTCAAGAGGTGTCGGTTCCCTTGTTAAAAAGGGTGAACAAAATGAAGTGCAAGACGACTTTGAATTAATTTGTTTTGATTTAGTCTCATCACCATCTACACCAGGGGCGTATCTTTACTTAAATCAAGACGATAGATCAAAATATGAGGAAAAACTTGAAGAACATAAAGTAGAAATTTCAAACACAGGCTTAGATAAATCTATTGACTTAATGAGAAGATTATCCGATTATTTGGATAAATAAAAAATTTAAGACATGGATGAAAAATATTTCGTAGCGAGAGTAACTACCGACATGGTAGATGAAAAAACAGGTAAAGTAAAAAAAATTAAAGAAGAAAAATTAGTTAAAGGTTATTCGCCTACTGACGTAGAGGCTAAAGTAACTAAGGCTTATGAAACTTATACTATGGATTGGAGAATTACCGCAATAGTAGAAAGTAAAATTGATGAGGTTATAGAATAATTTTTTTATTAAAAACTTAGTTTAAAAAAGGGATGGTATTTTTTACTATCCCTTTTTTTATTGCATAAACATACTCAAATCTAACATTTTTTTAACTTTTTCAAAAGTATGATATATTTATTGAATAAATAAACGCACAGCGAATTGCATATTAATTATGAGTATGGAAAAAAATAACTCAATAGTGGAGGAAGCCCTTCTACAAATGAAGGCAGTTGAGGACGCTATTAATGAAAACGCAAAAGGAATACTTGCTTCTACAATGAAGGAAGAAATCAGTGAATTAGTAAGGGAATCTTTAGGGGGTTCAAAAAAATCAAAAAAGTCTTTGTTCGAACAAGAAGAAGATGATGACGACATCGAAGATGACGACGACACAACAGAAGACGACGACGACGTAGAAGACTTTGATGAGACTGAGTTCGATGCTGAAGTAGGAGTAATGCCTACAGACGTACCGGATGATAATCAAGACGCCATGGCTCCTTTGGATATGACTCAATCTCCAATGTCTGATGTAATTAAAGTATTTAAGGCAATGGGTGATGAGGATGGAATTATTGTTAAAAAAGACGAGGGTGGAAATATTCACTTGACAGATACAAACAAAGATTCTGAATATTTTATTCAAATGGATGAAATGGAAAACAACGTTACACCAATGAGAGCACAAACAAACGAAAGTGTTTTATATGAGTTACGTTTTGACGACAGTGAAAATCCTATGGGAGATAATTTTGGATTCACATCTCATGAAGATGATGAAGATGATTTTGAAGAATTATCTTATGAGTTTGATGAGGCTGTTGGTGATCCTACAGACACTTCACAAGAAACCGGTGCAGCATTTACTGCAGAAGGTGAGTGGTTTGAAATGGATGATCCTACAGACACATCAGCAGAAACGGGAGCAGCATTCACTGCAGAAGGAAGACGTAACGAAGTTGTTTATGAGCTTGAGATAGGCGAAAACTTTAAACCAAAGGGTAGAGTCGGAAAAATGAAATTCAAGTACCCTTCAAAACTTAAAAGAGGTGTTACCGAAATGGGTGATCCTGATGAGGAAAATGAATGGAAAGAAATGGATGAAATAGACGATACCGAAGATGGTGAAACTGTAGAAGCCGCAAGAACACTTGGAAATGGAAGAAAATGGGGTAGAAAAGGTTTACCAAAACCAAGAACAGCACCAAGACATTTAGAAGTAGAATCAGTAACTAGAGAAGTTAATTTATTAAGAGAGAAAAATGAAGAGTATAGAAAAGCTTTAGATTTTTTCAGAAATAAATTAAACGAAGTTGCAGTTTTCAATTCTAATTTGGCTTATTCAACAAGATTGTTCACAGAGCACACAACAACTAAACAAGAAAAGATAAATATTTTAAGAAGATTTGATAATGTTAATTCAATCAAAGAATCAAAAAATCTTTATCAAACAATTAAATCAGAATTAGGATCTGAATCAACTAATCCTGGAGTATTTACTGAATCAATTGAAAGAAAAGTAATTAAAACTCCACAAAGTGGTTCAGCAAGTAATTTGATTGAAACTAAAACTTATGAGAATCCTCAGTTTTTAAGAATGAAGGATTTGATGGCAAAAATAAAATAAACAAAAATAAACTCAATTTAAAAATAAAAAAATGGGAGCATTATTAGAATCAGGTCTTGTAGGTAACATCGGGTTGAAACACCTTAAAGTTATCAAAGAAGATACAATTAACAAATGGGATAGATTAGGATTCCTAGATGGACTTAGAGGTCACATTAAAGAGAACATGGCACAATTATATGAAAACCAAGCGTCTCACTTAATCAACGAAGCAGCATCAACAGATAGTTCAGGTTCTTTCGAAACTGTAGTATTTCCTATCGTAAGAAGAGTATTCTCTAAATTGTTGGCTAATGACTTAGTTTCTGTACAAGCAATGAACTTACCTATCGGTAAATTGTTCTACTTTGTACCAAGAATCCAAGGGTACGAAAATGGTACTGAACAAACAGCGGCTAATAACTATGATGGTTATGGTGAACATTATTCACCTGTAGGTTCTCCATCTAACCCTGGTACTTCAGGTGTTGGTGCAGGATATCCACCAAATGCAAATGCATTCAAGAAAAATCTTTATGATTTATTCTACGAAGGAGCTGAAGGACAATTAGATCCTCCAGGATTATTCGATTACTCTAAAGGTAAGTGGACTGCAGTTACTCAAGAAAGTACTGTACAAGTATGGAATGGTTCATCATTAACAGGTGCAACTAATCAATTTGCAAATGGTGACAACGTAAGAAAAGTTATCGTTAAACTTTGTGGATGGACTCCAATCGCAGGAAATGGTAAATTAATCGGACCTGATGGTTCTGAAGTTGATTCTGAAACTTTCCTTTCTGATTTAAGAGTTTTTGCTAACCCTAACTCAACTATGGGTAATGTATTTGATACTACTCCTTGTGATACTGTTTATGATGCTGCGGGTAACCCTAATTCATTATTGTTTAGAGTTGTTACTCAACAATACGGACAAGGAATTGTTGCACCTACTTCAACATTAACTAATGTACCTTATGCGGCTGAAGGTAATGGTGGTAACTACTATAACACTTGTGGACAAGACGGATGTATCTATTTAGAAGTTGATTTATCATGTCCAGCATGTGCTAACTGTGGATCAACATCTTTAGATGGTTATACAGGTACTACTTTAAATGATACTTTAAGTGGAAACGCATTTAGTGTTGTTTGGAGAAGATACGCTAACTTAGAATTCGAAGATCAAATTGGTGAGGTTTCTTTCGATTTAGAATCAGTAACTGTTTCTGTAACTGAAAGAAAATTAAGAGCACAATGGTCACCTGAATTGGCACAAGACGTTTCAGCATTCCATAACATCGACGCTGAGGCTGAATTAACAGCTTTATTGTCTGAGCAAGTGGCTGCTGAAATCGATAGAGAAATCTTGAGAGACCTTAGAAAAGGAGCGGCTTGGAACTTACGTTGGGATTACAACGGATGGAGAAGAGTACAAGGAGTTAATTCTTACACTCAAAAAGATTGGAACCAAACTTTGATTACAGCAATCAACCAATTGTCAGCACAAATCCACAAATCTACTTTGAGAGGTGGTGCTAACTGGATCGTTGTATCTTCTGAGGTTTCTGCAATCTTTGATGACTTAGAATACTTCCACGTATCTAACGCTTCACCTGAGCAAGACCAATACAACATGGGTATTGAAAGAGTTGGTACTCTTGCAGGACGTTACCAAGTTTATAGAGATCCTTACTTCCCATCAAATCAAATTTTGATTGGACACAAAGGTTCTTCATTGTTAGACACAGGTTATGTTTACGCACCGTACGTACCTCTACAATTAACACCTACAATGTATAACCCATTCAACTTTACACCTATCAAAGGTATAATGACAAGATACGCTAAGAAAATGGTTAACAACCGTTTCTACGGACGTATCACAGTTGATGGAGTTAGAACATTTGACTTGAGAGAATTGAGATAATCAATTAATACCGAATAAGAGAAAGGAGACAAGAAATTGTCTCCTTTTTTGTTATATGCTAATTCATAATAATAATATATTCAACCATTTTAATTAATGGTTGATAATAAGTAATTTCATAAGTATTTATTAATAAAATGATCACCTATGAAAAATTCTTTATTTATTTTTTTCCTTATACTAACAAGTTTTTTTGTTAGATCACAAGTAAGTTCTTATACGTTTGGAACATCAACCGGAACTTATACTCCAATAGTTGGAGGTAGTAACTACGATAACTTTACAAATTGGACAAATAGTAATTTTAACGGAACTACGGGTTATTTTGACGATGTAAGTTCATCCGTATTAGAATCAATAGGTTTTAACTTTATTTATAATGGTACAACCTACACCCAATTTGCGATTAACACAAATGGGTTTATAACATTAGGGGGTTTACCAACTAACAGTTATTTACCACTATCAACAGGTACTTCAAATAATGTAATATCCGCAATGGGTGCTGATTTAATAGGACGTGGGTCGTTATTGGCAAATAGAACTTCAGGAAGTGCAGTAATTACAATTACAGGTGGAGACATATCTCTAATATCGGTTGGGGATAAAGTAAGTGGTACTGGTATTCCTGCGGGGGCCACAGTACTATCTAAAACCGCAACTACAGTTACAATTTCCGCAAATGCAACAAGTGG